GTAATCACTGATCCTGATCAGACGTATTACATTCAGGCTTCTCTGTCGCTTTCTGCGGCGGAGCTTGCCATTGTCAAAAACTACAATGTAACCGTAAGCTCCACAGCTTCTTCCGGTAACACTGTTACAGGTCAGTCTAGTTACTACCTTGATGGTGCTTCTGGTACGGAAGCTGCTGCTGCTGTTCGTGTTATTGGGCGTGCTAAATACCCTGATGAAGCGGAATCGGATATTTACCCAATTGTAGAAGTTTATATCAACAATCATCGTGATCGTTTCGTAACGGCCACGGCGTCAACGGCTTAATAGGAAGGATTTATTATGGCTATTAATAGAGCTAGTATTAGCAAAGAACTCCTTCCCGGTCTTAATGCTGTTTTCGGGATTGAATATGGGGAGGTTAATAACGAACATGAACCTCTTTATGATGTTGAAAATTCTGACAGAGCTTTTGAAGAAGAAGTCCTCTTCACCGGCTTTGGCACTGCGCCCACTAAGGGCGAGGGAGCATCAGTTTCTTATGATGATGCACAGGAAAGTTATACGGCCCGGTACACTGCCGAGACTGTTGCGCTTGCCTTTGCTGTTACGGAAGAAGCTATGGAAGACAACCTGTATGACACGTTTGCGAAGCTACGTGCCAGAGGTCTTGCCCGTGCGATGGCAAATACCAAGCAGGTCAAAGCTGCAAACATCTATAACAATGGTTTCTCTGATACCATTGGTGATGGTGCGGCATTCTTTTCGGCAGCTCATCCGACGATCTCGGATGGACTTCAGTCTAACCTTCTTGGTGCCGCTGATTTGTCCGAAGCAACTCTTGAAACTGCACTTACTGCTATTCAGAAGATCCAAGATGATCGTGGTATTCTGATTGGTGCGAGTGCTGTTTCTCTACATATCCCAGTTGATTACTGGGCAGTTGCAGATCGTGTTCTTTCTAGCCCCGGTAACACTCAGACGAGTGCTGCATCGGCTAATCCGAATACGAATGCAATCAATGCTACCCGTCACATGGGTATGATTCCTGAAGGTTATTTCATTAACCGCCGCTTCACTGATACTGATGCGTGGTTTGTAAAAACGGATGTTCCGAATGGCACGAAAATGTTTATTCGTACTCCGCTTCAGACGAAAATGGAACCTGACTTCGATACCGGCAATCTTCGGTTCAAGGCACGGGAGCGTTATAGCTTTGGTGTTTCGGATTGGCGTGGCTGGTTTGGTAGTGCTGGTTAATAATCTAGTAGGAGAGGGTGGTATAATGCCACTCTCTCTTTACTACCATTAAGGGGAAAAGAATGTCTACAAATATTAAAGTTGCACAGAATGTTAGTAGTGATGGTGCAATTATAACTGGTTTTCGTTATATAGATACTAACCTTACGCTAGGCGATGAGGGTACAGGAAGTAATCCTACGCCATCAACTACCCGTATTATGGCAATGCATGTATACTCCACTATTGTTGGAGATATTATTATTAGTGGTACAAAGCAGATTACGAATAAAACTGCAAAAGGTACATCTATTAGATGGCGTGTTGCTGCTCTTGATTCACAGGATACTTATATCGGAGATATGGGCGTAGGTGTACATGGGATTGTAAGTCTTGCAACCTCTGGCGCAGCAGCAATGGCTCCTACTATTACATTATATGTTGGCTAGTTATGCCTAATTATGCATATTTAAAAGCTGATCTTATTAATACTACGGAAAATGACTCTACAGAATTTTCTACTCAAACATCCGTTTTTGTTACTAAAGCAGAACAGCGTCTATCTTATTCCTTAGATGATTTTGGTTTAGATGAATTTCATGCTGTCTCAGTATCTTCTGGGAATGCGGCAACTGTATCTTTGAATGATAGAGTTAGAGTTGTTCGTAATGTAAATTACGTTGTTAGTGGTGGTACAGAAAAAATAAACCTACTACAAAGAACACTTGAATATACAAATGATTACTGGCCTGTAAGTGTTTCTACAGGAAGTCCTCGTTACTATGCCAGAGTTAATAATTCTAGTATTAAAATAGTACCTACACCTGCTTCGGCAATCACCACACAAATTCAAACACAGTCTAAGCCTTTAGCTTTGGCTTCAGCAACAGGTACAAGTGTAACAACTACTAATTATTTTAGTGAGTCTTGTTACAATGCTTTATTTAATGCTTGTATGATCGAAGCTACAATATATATGAAAGATTGGACTAATGTTCCATTCTGGCAAAATACATATAATGAAAGCATTAATGGCTTGCGTAATCAAGCAAGGCGTACCAGACAAGACGATATGTCCAATCCGGGATCACCTGCCGGTGGTCCTGACACTATATTACAGGGAGCAAACTAATGTCAAAAGTAAAAAATCCATCTACCTCAGATGTTAAACAAGGGCATAAACGTAAAGGAGGGGGTTCAAAACCTCATTCTTCCAGAGGTCGTATTGGAACAGCAACTATTAAAAAGAATGTAGATGCAGCAGCACGACGAGCTAATAAACGCTCAGAAAAAGCGATGCGTGCAGATAATAATATTCTTACTGAATTAGGTAATTATATTACTGCAACTGGTGGAGTGAATTCTCTTGCAAAAAAAACAGCTAAAAAGGCTTCTGTTCCTAAACCTAAACGTAAACCTCCTGTTCCTAAAGTTCCTCTCATAACCGGACCAAAGGCAAAAGCAGCCCGACGCCCTACTATGAAAGAACAACGTGATGCGGGTGCAAGTGTAATGGTTGATTATGAGCAGCTTAATAAAATGGCTGGTGGCGGAATGATTGGCGGTCAAAAAAAATTAGATGCTAATAAAGATGGTATGATTAGCAAGGTTGATTTTGAAATGATGGGTGCTAATAAAAAACAATATGGTGGTAAGGTATCTTACAAAATGGCTGGTGGACAGGTTGTAGCAAATTGTTATGATTAATCGCTCCAGTATTGGGCAACAAGTTATGAAAGCTCCTAAGAAACGGAAGCCTAAACTTGGAAGTGGTAAACGATTTAAAAATCTTAGTTCTGATCTTAAAAATAAAGGTGCTAAGAATCCAAAGGCTCTTGCAGCTTATATAGGTCGCAAAAAGTATGGTAAAAAGAAAATGTCTGCAATGGCAGCTAAAGGTAAAAAAAGGAGAAGTTAGATGGGACCACACACATTAATCAAACGTCCTCATAATCTTGATGAGATCGTAGGGCGTCCTACTGGACAAGGCTATGGTGCTGCACGTAAAGGACCGCAAGTTCAGGGACCGCCACAGGATGTTGTAGTTGATGAAGACTACGAACAAGGCAAATCTTTTAAAGTAGAAGACTAATCTATAAAAGGATTAACTATGGCTAGTAATATAAAAAAATTTCTTATAGAAAAACTTGCAAAAAAGTTGAACATTGAAAAAGAAGAGATACCTATGTCTTTTCCTGATAAAGCGTTTCCTAAATTGGGGGAGCCGTATAGACCACTGGCGCTGCCGGGAGGCCCGTATAAACTAAATGAAATGCCAAGACTATCTCGTTCTGATATCACAGATAAAGTTCCTATGTCTTATAGGACTGGGGGACAGCAAGAAATAAAAGAAGTCGTTCCCTTTAAAGGTAACTTACCAGAAAGTTTTTCAAAAAAAAACAGTAATCTTTCTGAGTTACAAAAAATAGAACTGCGTTTAGCTGGTTTAAGAAAAAAGTATTCAAAGGCTTCTACAGCAGAAGAAAAAAACAATATTATAGAAGAAGCAGAAAATGTTAACAATGCGTTTAGGGGTCAAATTTTATCACCTACTCGTTTTAAAAAGGAATTTATTGGAAAGGGTAGTGGAAAAAACAAGGGAAAGAAAAGTGGGGTTTCTACAGAAACTAAAACTATGCCAGCTAACCCTGACAGTACTATACTGGTAGTTAATCCTAAAGGAGGCCAATCAAACGAACGTGCAATGAGAAAAGAGATAGTCGAGAATTTAGGAAAGAAACCACCTTTAACTGAAAAACCAAAATTTAAAGTACCCACAGAACAGAAGAAACCAGAATTTCCAGTTACTCCTATAGAAGCTGTTGAACGAAAAACTGATGAAGGTTTAGTAACAATACTACGAGAAAAGATTAGCCCTTCTCCTGTTAAAGTAAGACCAACATCCAGAAAAAACCGTGATCCTAATACTGGTAAAGTTACAGTTACTAAAGGACTAACAACTAGAGATCCTTCTAAAGGATTAACAGAAATAGAGGTTTCTCCTAATATTGTTAGTGATCGTCTCGGTGTGCGCCCAGTTAAAGGCAATCCTTATTTAACAAAAGATGATATGCAATCTTCTACGCAATTAGATAGTCCTTCAAAAGTACCAGTTACTAAATCTAAACTTGGCCCTGTTGAAAAAGAAGGTCAAACTGCAAGACTAGATTTTAAAAAAATTACCGAAGAAGAGTTCTATGCCTTAAAATTTCAAGAAGGTCTTGATGAAACAGGTAGTGTAAGAGATGCTGCTAACTACGCAGAACAAGCAGTATTAGCTAGAGATGTAAATCAAAATTATACAGCATCTCAGATTGCTAATTTTATGAAACCTAAATCTAAACCTTCTGGTAACAAAAAGGCACGACAGATAAAGGATGATCTAGAAAGTTCGTCTAAAAAAGGAACTAAGTCTGAAGTCTCGGACGAAGTTTCTCCTAGTAGACAGGCTCAGATAGAGGGTGGAGATAGTTTTAAGGCGGGCGGGCAGATTAAGAAGCCTGTTAAAAAGAAACGTACTATTAAAAGTTCAACCAAAGGCAATGATCTTGTAGCTATGTTGTATAATTAAGCATGGCTGAGTTTGAAAAAATAGATACTAGGGGGCCAATTAATAAACCAAAGTTTATGCAGCCCACCTTTGAAGACCCTTATCGTGGTCTTGGACAAGACATTGCTGATCTAGGCCGTGTTACTGTAGGCATGGAAAATGAATTAGGCAGATATCTGGGAGAACAGCTTGGAGAAGATAACTTAGAAAATATTACGTCAACCTTAGAAGTTATGGGTCTGGGAAGTTTACTATATCAAGGTGGTAAAGGTGGCGTAAAACTTAGTCGTAAGCTAACACCAAAGGGTCGTGAAAAAGCAAAGGACTTAAAACAGAAAGCTCTTAAAAAACAAGCTGTAAAAAAACTAGTGAAAATATTAAGTAAGTTTGGAGCTAAAAGAGGAGCAACGGCTGCTCTAGGTGCTGGCATATCAGCAGTATTTCCTCCAGCAGCTGCTATAGCGGGGCCGGTTGTCGGAGCTTTAGGAATAGCTGACATGGTAGCAGATCCAGAAACAAGACAAGATATGGGTAATATCTATGAAGCTCTAGCTCCAGAATTAGCAACAAGAGAAGGTCTTAAAAAAATGCCTTCTGCTTTAGAGAGAGAAACTGTACAAAGGGCGGCGGCGCAAAAAAGAACATCGGGACTTGCATCATTACTAGAAGGCAGGATGAAACTGTAGGGATAGACATGGTAGTTAAACGTAAAAAAAGTAATATGAAAGGCATGACCATTGGCAAGGGGATGAAGCGTCCTACTAAGTCAGGGGCTGGTCTTACTAAGAAAGGTGTTGCTAAGTATCGGAGACAAAATCCGGGTAGTAAACTACAGACGGCTGTTACTGAAAAGAAACCTACAGGTAAGAGAGCGACAAGACGTAAATCATATTGTGCCAGATCGGCTGGACAAATGAAGAAGTTTCCAAAGGCTGCTAAAAATCCTAATAGTAGGCTGCGGCAAGCTCGTAAAAGATGGAGATGTTAATGAAGAAGACAGTAGATGCTCCCAAAGGTTTTCACTGGATGAAGTCTGGTAAAGGATTTAAACTTATGAAGAATCCTACTGGTGGTTACCTAGCACACAAAGGTGCTTCAAAAAAAGCAAGCTTTGAAGTTCAGAAAATACATAAGAAATGATTCTACGTAAGAAAGGCGGCACAGCTACTAAGCGTGACCCAAAGAAGTGG